CGGGTGCGGCGCGCAGGCTGGAACGGCAAGGGCATGTGGCTTGAGCTGCAAAAGCCCGACGAGAATAGCAAGATGACCTTGCCCTACGTGTTCATGTTCACCGCGACGCGCGACATGGTTCCGTGGCTGTGCAGCCAGACCGATTTGCTGGCGACCGATTGGGAGGATGCAGACTGATGCCGACCGAACAGTATGTGGCGAGCGAGAGCGACGAGCGCACCGTCAACAATGACGTGCGACATCAATACCGCGTCCTGTCCGACGTGGAGAAGGCGGGCATGGTTCGCATCAAAGACGTGGGCGCGGCGTTCCTGCGTGAGATTGACCGCAGCATCCCGTCCGGGCGCGAGGCGTCGCTCGCCAGAACGAAAGTAGAAGAAGCCGTCATGTGGGCGGTTAAGGGGCTCACCAACATCGCGCTTTGACGTCTGAGCAGGAGGCAACCCGATGGCGACCAAACCCAAGCCGAAACCCGACCCCGAGCCCAAGCCTGACGACGAGGAAACAACCGACGCCAGCGATGGCGTCACCCTGCAAGAGCGCCTTTTGACTCCTGCAGACCTCATGAAGGCGCTTGAGGATCGCCTTGACGCGCTGTTCACCAGCCAGACCTCGCTGATCGAGCGCGTTGAGAAGCTAGAGGAGCGCGCCGACGCGCCGCCGATCAGGCTGGGCAAACGACCATGAGAAGCCCACTCGGCATCGTCATCCTGATCCTCCTGATCCTGATCCTGTTTGGAGGCTTTGCCGGGCCGCGCTTCAATCCGAATTGGCAGTACGGCTACGGCTACGGCAACGGCGGGCTGGGGATCGTCGGCGTCGTCCTCGTGATCTTCCTGATCCTTTGGTTGCTGGGCTTCGTCTGATGGCGTTGCGGCAGCTCGTCCGCTGGTTTCAATGCCGCTTCCGCTGGTGCGGCGGCCATGTCGTTTCCGGCACGCATGGCGGCGTGATTTGGATCGGCTGGCAATGCGACCGCTGCGGGGCGGTGCGCTACTACGAGCCAACGAGGTTCTAAATTGCCGATCATGCGCTCGTACATGTGCCCGGAGTGCAGCCACCGGATGGAGGTGACGCTTTCGGCCGAGGAATGGGACGCGCCGCCGCCGTCATGCGAAGCGTGCGACGCACGCGAAGTGCGGCAGGAGTTCAGGCCGCCCGCGATCGGCGGCTCCGTCAGCATGAAAGCCCACCGAATCGCCGAAGACATAATGGCGAACGATTACAACGTGGCGAATGCAACCTTCGACAGCCGCGAGGGCGGCAGGCCGAAGGTCCGCTACAAAGACCAAAGCCCGAGCCAGCTCGCCAGCTCGTGGAACAGCGCGGTCGTCAACGAGGCGTTGAACACGGCAATCAAGATCGGCAAGCAGACGCGGTCGGAAAGCGGCGGCTTCGACGGGCTCGACATGCTGAAGGCGAATCTTGCCAACGGAAACCAACCGGACCTAATTGAGGCGAGCAGGCGGCGAGCCCTCAAGGTCTGGTAAATGGCGCTTTCGATCCCCAAAAAGTCGGAATTCCTGACCGTCTGGATCAAAGAGATGATCGATGAGTGTATGGCGTCCTCCGAAGAACGGGGGATGATCTACACCCGCGCCGCTCAATACTATTACATGGGCAGTACGGACAATCGGGCCGCGCTTTACAACAAAATCAAGCCGTTCGTGGATAAGCTGGCCGGGTTCCTGATGCAGCCGGTCGATGTCCGCTTCCAGCTCGTCTACGACAGCGGCGAAGACGACGAAACCGTGCTCGAACGCTCGCAGCTTGTCGCCGAGAAGCTGAGCGCCGACTTTCGCCAGACCGACGCCGACATCGCGTTCGCCGAAGCGGTGATTTGGGGCATGGTCAACGGTTGCCAGATTTTGAAGGTGCTGCCGGACGGCGACAGCGGCACCTTCAAGACAGCGCCCGTGCATCCGCAGAATTTTGGCGTGCTATCCGAGACGACCCTCAATCTCGATGAGCAAGAGGCGTTCTGCCACGTCAGCTATCCGACCAAATCCAAGCTGCGCACGATGCTCATGGATCATCCGCGCTACGAAGAAATCATGAAACAGATCGGCGACGAGCCGGGACCGAAGCGCGACGAGGAAGAACCGACCTACTTTCACCAAATGGTTGTAGGAGGGCTGCAACCGTTGGGGGACGTTGGCGATGCGCCGTCATCCGCAGCCGGTATCGTCAACGTCTTTCCGATTCCGACGCCTTGGCGGCCGAATCGCCGCTTCGCGCCGACCGTCAAGCTGTGCGAGGTCTGGATCAAGGACCGCGACCGCGAAGAAGACTGGACGACCATCCAGTGCATCTATGGGGCCGATCCGATCATCATCGAAGGCGACAACACCCGGCGCAACCTGTCGCGCGTCCCCGGCAAGTCGAGCTTCGTCAAGGTGCAGCCGCAGCCGACGCCCGGCTATTTTTGGGGCCGCTCGATCATCGCCGACGTGCAGATGCTTCAGGACATGCTGAACAAGCGGATGCGCGACATCAAAGTAATGTGGGATAGGAACGTAAATGCGCCCCAAGTTTTCAGCGGGTTCACCAGCGTCACCGAGGAACAATACTTTAAGATTGTCAACGAGGGAGGTTTCATTAACGATCCAAACCCTAACGCAAAAGCGTCGAAACTACTGGACCCGCCGCCGGAAAACTACTTGGAAGAACTCGAATTTATTTTCAAATTGTTTGATGAAGCAAGCGGCTTTAGCCCAATCATGTCCGGACAGGGAGAGCCGGGTGTCCGCGCTGGCGTCCACGCTCAAACTCTGGTTAGAACTTCGTCCCCCCACCTCATCAAGCAAGCCTCGACGCTCGAGCGGCAGCTCGCCGATTGTGGGTGGCTGGCGCTCCGCATCATGCAAGCCATGGACGCCCTCATTTACACCACAGCCGATAGCAAAACCGAATTCCTCCTCTCGCAGCTTCCGGGCAATTTTCAAGTCCAAGTCGACAGCCACTCGGCGTCGCCAGCCTTCGCGGAGGACAATCGTCAAGTCGCTATTGCGCTCGCTAGAGCGGGCGCGATCGACAGCGAAGACCTGATCCACATGCTCCATCCGCCCGGCGCTGAGCTGTTGCTGGCGCGCTTGAAACAGCGCCAGAAAGCCCAAGCGGCGACCGCGAAAGAGGAAAAACAGGAGGAGCTGGTCAAGGGATTGCTGGGAATCGGCGGCGGCAGTCGGAGGCAGGCTTCCAAGCCCCGTGGACAAACCGCCCACTGAAGGTTTAGCTTCCCGCCCGTCCTATGGCTCAAACCCCCGAGAGCCGCACCACATAGGATGGACCGCCCCCGTCCCAACCATTGCCCCCCAATCTGAGCCGGGGGCGGCCTCCGGGTGACGAGTATGGCGAACGGCGACGTAACAGACGACGATCCCGAGATGGGACAGGCGCCCGGCGGCGCACCGCCCGGTCCTCCCACCGGAGCGCCTCCGGGCGGCCAGTCCGCCAGCCCCGGCGGGGATCTCGCAGCCTTCGCCCGCTCCAAGATGGGACCGCAAGTCTCCGCGCCCGGTCCCGGCAATCAAGCTGATTCAATGAACCTGATTATTCAGGCGATCCAAACCCTGAAGCAGGCCGGGCTAGGATTGCAGCCGGGCTCGAAGCTCCACAGCGACGTGTTTCGAACGATCAGCCAGCTTTCGCGCCACCTTGGCGGGGCTGGCGGCATGGGACCGGCAGTCGGCATTCAGAAGACGATGATCGGCGACCAGCTCAAGAGCACGATTCGCAACGCGCTGTTGCAGAAAATCCTTGGCGGACAGGGCGGACAGGGCGGCGGACAGGGCGGGCAAGCCCCGCCGATGCCCGCAACTCCTTTGCCGGGGAGTTGATCGTCGTGCTACCACAGCGCGCTCAATTTCGAGCAGCACGGGGATGCACGATGAATAGATTGCTATTGGCCGCCGCTCTTTTTGCCGCAACCGGACCCGCCGCGGCGGCAACCCAAATCACGGTTGAGGACATTGGATCGATTCTCAACGAGAGCCTCGCCCTCCCGGCGCAGGACACGCCCGGCAGCGGTATCGGATTCGAGCAGTTCTTCAGCTTCACCCTGCCGACCCGCGAGACGGTGACGGTTTCGATGAGCGACAGCGCAACCGGCCTTCAGCGGATCACCGGCGGCGTGTTGTCGCTCAACACCCAAACCTCGACCGCGCCGGTTTCGCCGTTCCAGCCGATCGGCGCGCTGATCGAGAGTTCGCCGCTCAACAATGTCACCGGCGGGCAGGAGGCGACCGTCACCCCCGACGCGCTCAGCATGGGCAGCTACTTCATCGAATTTTCCGGGGCGAGCGGCCTCGCGCCGATCCACATCGCAATCGACGGCACCGTGACCGCCGTTCCGACGCCAGAGCTGTCGACTTGGGCGATGTTCCTGATCGGCGGCGGTTTCTTGGCGTGGGCCGCTTACCGGCGGCCGACGCTGTCAATGCGTATGGGTTGACAGTCTAACTTAGACTTGGAGGAAAAACATGGCTCAGAATCGGTCATATGATCCACCGATCACGACGCCGCCAGAGACGCCGCCCCGCACCATCCTTCAGGTGGACACGCAGTCCGAAGTCAGCGAGTGGGGCGCGATCCCCGCTGTCGTGCCGAAGCCCGAGGGCGGCGTTCCATTGCAGCCGTCGATCATCGGCAAGGACAACAAGAACTAGGGTCGGTCGATGCCGCGCACCATCTCGGACGAGGAATGGAACTTCCTCCAAAACAAGCGGATGACCGCCGACTTTGTCGAGGGCATCTACAACGATCCGAAGCTCAACAAGGAAGCCAAGTCGCTCATCAAAAAGAAATATCCGAATCTCGCGATCCCCGACTACGATCTTGAACAGAAGGTCGAGGCTCGCTTAAGCGCCGCCGATCAGGCGAAGGCGAAGGAAGCGGCCGACGCGGCGGCCAAGGCAGACCGCGACGCATGGAACGCCAGCCGCGCCAAGGTCCAAAAACAATACGGATTCACCGACGAGGGCATGAAAGACCTCGAAGCGTGGATGCACGAAAAAGCCGTCGCCGATCACGAAGTGGCGGCCGAATACCGGGCGAGCAAGAACCCGCAGACCTCTAGTCCGACCTATGACAGCCAGTTCTGGCATCACGAAAAGGCTCCGGACTTCAAGGAAATAGCCCAAGACCCTGAAGCGTGGGGACGAAAAGAACTTCTAGGCGCAATCCATCGCGACGAGGAGCGCGCCCGAGGGAGATAACTCATGCCCCTGCTCGGCGCTGGCATCATTCCGGCCGGTCCTATCGGTCTGGAATTGCAAGCGACCGTTCGTCGCGTCTTCGCGCAAATGGTCGTCATTCTTATCTACAAGCAGAATCCGCTTTTGGCGCTTTTGCTTAGGAATGCAATTCGGGCAAGCGGCGGCGTCTCGCCCTACACCCAGCCCGTGCAGACGGGGCAGTATGTCGCCTCAAGCTGGATAGGCCCGGCCGGGCAGTTCAACTTGCCGCAGGACGTGGCCGCCACCGTCAACGCCGAATTCAATATGTGTTGTCTGGCGACGCCGGTCAGCTCGCTTGGCCTCGAACAGCTCGTCACGCAGGACGCGATCGCCGTCGCCTCGCGCCTCATGCTGAAGCTCAACGACCTGAAGAACAGCTCGTTGCAGGCGCTCACAACCGCGCTGTTCGGCCCGCCTGTGACCAACGTGTTGCAGATGTTCAGCCTCAACGACGCCTATGGCGACGCCGCCACAGCGCCCGTGTTCGGCGGACTCTCGCGCGTCACCTATCCCGATTGGCAAGGGCTCGTTGTGCCCGCTGCGGGCGACGTTCTCACCCGCGCGGCGTTCATCCCGCTGTTGCTGGCGGCAGTGAAGAACGCGGGCGGCGAGGCGCTCGACTTCGTCGTCACGTCGGTCGAGGATTGGACGACGCTCCTGACCGACTTCATGTCCGTCGAGAGGTACAACAATGATCCCAGCTCGCGATGGGGCAAGGATGATCCTGTCAACAGCGGCTTTAGGGGGCTCTTGCTGGGCGACACGCCGATCTTTTTCGACCTCAATTGCCCGGTCGGAACAGCCTACGGCTTCAATTCCAAGTACATCACCTTGGTTGTTCACGAGGACGCGAATTTTGCATGGACCGGGTGGTACTCCACCATCCCACAAGGGCAGATTGCGAGCGTCGGGCTCAGCCTGACCGCGCTCAATCTGGTCTGTAGCAAGCCGTCGACCGGGACCATCATCAACGGCATCACCGGGGGAGCGCCGTTCTAATGCATTGCTGGCCGCCCCCGGCAAGATGGACGTGGCCGCCCCCGGTCACGGTGTGGCCGCCGCCATGGGTCCAGCCGTTTCTTCAGGACAATCCATGCCGGGCGCCGGGGACCGGAATTTTGCCGGGGACCGTCCGGCCCACGCCACATTGTCCGCCGCGCACCTTGTGGCCGACCCATGACCAATACCTCGAGGCGTGGCGAGCTTGGCAGCGCAAGGTCGGCTGGTCAGATCCGATCCAACGTCCGCAACCGGGCATCTATCCGCCCAACCTGTTCATTCCGATATGCCGCTGATCGTTGGCACCGACGCTGATCTGCCGCCGCCGCTCATCGGGACCGACGTGCCCGGCAGCGCGCCCGGCATTCCGCAGCCAGTGATCGTGACCGGCGGCGAATCGCTGCCGCCGTCCTTCCCTCTCGGCACCGCCGGAACGTGGATGCCCCCGCCGCTGGTCGGCGAAGGCGGCAACGTCCCGTTCCCGACGCCCGTTGTTCCGCCGGGAAGCGGCTTGCCGGGTGTGACGCAGCCGCAGTTCGTGACCGGCAGTCCGACCGCGCCAGCGAGCTACTTCCCCGACTACAGCTCGCCCGGCCCGTTCCAGCCGATCGTGCTCACCAACCTGATGCAGATCGGGCCGGGCCCGCCGCCGTTCACGGCGGGCAGTCAGCCGATCACCATCTCGTCGGTTCCGACCATCCCGCAATTGCCGTGGAACCCCAACCCGCCAGAGCCAGAGCTGCCGCCGGTCAACACCGTGCGCCCGTTCCTCACCGGCAACCCCAACGTCGGCGTGACGCTGATCGTCAACACCGGGACGTGGACAACCACGAAACCGCCGCTCGCTTACGCCGTCGAATGGCTGCGCAATGGCTCGCCGATCGCAGGCGCGACCAATCAAGGCTACACGCTGACCGCAACCGATGTCGGCACGCTGATCAGCAGCATTGTCACGGCAACCGACGCCAACGGAGTTGAGGCGAACGCGGAAACCCTCGCCACCGGGCCAATCCTTCCCGCCGCGCCGGTCAATACCTCGCCGCCAGTCATTTCCGGCTTGACCGAAGTTTTCGGCGTCCTGACCATCGACCCCGGATCGTGGAACGGCAGTCCGGCCTTCACCTACGTCTGGCTGCGCGGCGCGACGCCGATTGCCGGGGCGACCGCCTTGACCTATGAGCTGGTCGCCGCTGATCTCGACGCGATGATCTCCGCAACCGTCCACGCCACCAATGCGGGCGGCAGCGCGAGCGTAACGACCGCCGCAGTCGGCCCGATCACGGCGCCCGCCGACGATCCCGAGCCCGCCCGAGCCCGCCGCGTCGCTCACACGCCTGCCAAACGGGCCAAGAGGCGTTAAGATGCGCCATGCTGGCTCAATACATCAACGAGGTTCAGGGACACCTTAACGACACCCAAGGGCAGTTTTTCTCTCAAGCGACCCTGACCAATTACATCAACCGTTCGCGCCGCCGAATCGCCGCCGTGAGCGGTTGCCTGCGTGTCATCCCGCCGGGCACGACAACCAAGCCGGGACAAGAGGTTTACCCTTTTTCCAATTGGCGGACGTTGGTGCAGGGGCTTTGCCCGCAAGCGCAATCGGTCCTCGCCTGCCG